TTGGTGGAGCACTTGGTGGCGGATCCGACGGACTGATTGGTGCAATAAAAGGAAAATTAGATGGACTAGCAGCTAATTCACCTGAGCTTCGAGGTCTGACCAACACAGCACTGAAGCTAGTAGAAAAAGGCGCAGCAGATCTTAAAGGTCTGGGCGGCGAATACGGCCTGAAGATGGACCAGTATAGAGAATTAGCAGACAGAACTGGTATATCCGGCAATTTTGTTGATAGTGGATTTTTGCCGTCATACAAAGTTGACGATTCTGCTGCAAGTAAAGTTCCTAATCCGTTAAGAAGTTACAACGGAGTTAATTATATAATTACGTTAGGCGTACTTAGTGCAGAAGAATATAATAATCCTGACACTTATAGAAACATAGGAAGTTTTAAAAATTACATAATACAAAGTGCAGGCGGCAACCTAAACAAACGTTATCAAGTGTTTGACGAACACGAAGGCAACGTTAAAGGCAATCACCACATTGACGCTAAAGAAACTCACGCAGAATATTACATTGATGATATCGAATTAGATTCAGTAGTTGCACCTAATGAAAATACTAGAATGACATTAGGAACATCGTTAACATTTAACGTTACTGAACCTTATAGTATGGGAAATTTTATACAAGCAATTAGAGGCGCAGCACATGATGCAGGATATGCTAATTATGCACATGCTCCGTTTTGTATAAAAATTGACTTTGCTGGCTATAATTTAGACGGAACATTTAATGCAAATTTTTTAACACAACCAATGTTTGTTCCGATTAAAATAACGGAGATGGATTTTAGTGTTTCTGGCCAAGGCAGCAAATATGCAGTTACAGCAGTGCCAATGAGCGAAACAGGGTTATCTGATGATATTAATAAAATTAATACAAATGTTAAAGCAACAGGTGTACTATGTTCAGAAATTCTTGAAACAAATGACCAGTCGGTAACAGGTGCAGTTAATGGAGCTATTTCAGCTTTAGAAGAAGCAGGAGCACTTGCACCATATGATAGATATATTATTTGTTTTCCAAAAACACGTAAAGAATTAAAAGACGCATATCAAAAAGGAGAACAAGACGAGACTGCGTTTGTATCTACTCCTGAAGATTTAGAAATTCAACGTCAAGGAATTGATTTCGAAACCAACCCAGAACTACGAGACACATACCAGCCAAAAACCATAACAATTAAACCTCCGAATGACACATATGGAATACTTAAATCGTTTGCTGAAAATACTAATTTAATGAATGCAATAGGACTAAGCCCATTAAATGAAGATACAAATGCAGCTGGAAACACATCCGCAGCAGACCCAAAAGCAGCAACCAATCCCGAAACAGGACAAATTGATCCAGCTGGGAAAGCAGCACAGCCTGCAGATAAAGCAAGAGATCATCAGTTTACTCAGGGCGAGCTAATTACTGCTATTATTGAAAAAATGGTATTACAAACAACTTACGCTGCCGAAAAGTCAACTGAAGGCGCCAAAAATGGTATGAACAAATGGTTTAGAATTGATACACATGTTTACATAGATGAAGGCGCCTTAACCGAAGCAACAATGGGCCGACGACCTAGAGTTTATGTGTACAGTGTTATCGAATATGAAGTTGATCAAGCAGTTACAATGGCTGGTAATCAAGCACCGCAAAATACTAAAGGACTAAGGCAACTTGCGCAGAAAGAATACAACTATATCTATAGTGGCAAAAATGAAGATGTGTTAAACTTTGATTTAAAATTTAATAATGCATATATGATGACTGCATTTGCAGATCTTGGAATGGCCGCAGGCGGACTCCGAGGTGCGGCTGATAATGCAACAAATATTGCCTCTGGTAACGAAAAAGACAAAGGCGTCACAACTCCAGTAGGTGAAAAAAGAACAAATGAAGAAGGTAGCGCAGGTACAGAACTTGTGACTGGCGTGGATACGCCATCCGGATATCAAGGCAGTGACGTTCGACGCAAAATTGCTGAAATCTTCCACGATAAAATTACAAAAATGAATGTAGACATGGTTACTGCTGAGATGGAGATACTAGGAGATCCTTATTTTATACCGCAACAAACCGGTAACTACGTTGGTGCTGTTGGAAATACGATAGCTGAAATTAATGGCGGCACAATGAATTACTTAGACCAGTCAGTATTTTGTATTATAAATTTTAGAACTCCGTTTGATTATCAAGTTAAAGGTGCAACAATGGAATTTCCACAAATTGTACAAGGGTTTAGTGGATTGTTTCAAATATGGGCAGTTACTAATAATTTTAGCGGCGGCAAGTTTACTCAAGTTATTAAGCTAATAAGACGTAAAGGCCAAGACGATGAAGCAACAACTGCAAATTCAGGAACGATGATAGTAAACAACGATTCAGCATTAGTAAAGGATGGCGTACAATCAGACGGCACAGTTGGAGGACAGCAACCAGGAGTTGATTGTTTCCCAGCTCCAAAAAGTGATGATATTAGAGAAATAAATCCAGCAATTGGAGCAGATGTTGCCGCAGCAGCAACAAATGGACTTGATCAGCTTGAGAACATGCTCAGCAACGCAGCTGGTGACTTTAAAACAGCAATCGCGGGCCTTGAAAAAGATAAAAACCCCTTTGCAAAACTTCCGGATTTAAGCAAGATTATTCCAGGTGCAATCTCAAGTGGATTAAAAGACGCAGCATTCAGCGCAGTAGCAGGTAAGCTTGGCGGCGTAGCAGGAATTGCTGCCGGCTCACTAGCAAGTAATGCAATAGGCGGCATTGGAACAGCTTTAAAAGGCGGATTCAACCCTACTGGTCTCCAAGCTGGACTTGCAGCAGGACAAAAGGCAACTGATGCAGTAACAGCTTCTCTTGCTGCAAATGAAAAAATTGCTAGTGTATCTGGCGCTGCAAAATCTAAAGCTAGTTCACTATTAGGAGGCACGTAATGGCAGAAAGTTGCCCAGAAAACACTCAAGGCAAATTAGATCAATCTAATGGCATTAAAGATAACCCTCGCGAACCGTATTTTCTAGATCCTAGCCAAAATGCCCCTTGGCCAGTATACGAAACATATGATGATTTAGAGAGCCTAAAAGGGACTATAAGAAACACTGATGAGTTGTATAGTAATACAATTGTTGTTGTTATTGATGATCAAGGAATACACAATCTAGGATATCCAGGTACACCTAAATTTTTCACATCCATTAAAACCAGTTTGGGATACAGTAGGTTTAAGCCTTTGATTATTTGGGGCATAAAAAGGAAAAAGAACATCGATGACATAGCCGAGAATGCGAAGATGCGCATAGAGCTTGGACTGCCAGTATCGAGAACTATGAACATGTCCGAAACTATGGAATATATACGGGTTAATGCCAACGGTGGTCACCCAGATGGCACACCAGATACAAGATGCGGCGTACCTTATATTGTACCCAATCCGGATCTAGACTACTCAAGACCTCCAGGCGTAACTGCATCCACATCCAGCGCCACAACTGGAGTTACAGTTAAAACTAAAACAGTTAATGATCCTAAAACTGCAGGCACCGTTACAACAACAGAAATTAGTGTGGCTGACCAAGTTAACAATCTTAAAGTTGGTGACATAGCTACTCCAGAACAGATGAAATATATGGCACAAGGTGCACCTGCCTTAAAACCATGTTTGCCTGACACAACAGGAACAGGATCTGGTAGTGTTGCTCCAGCACCTAATGACGGAAGAACACCTGCGGCTATTGCTCTAGCGGCTGCTAAAAAAGCAGCATCTGGAATAGGCTCGCTTGATGCAGCAGGAGCCGCAGCAGGTACAGTTGTATCTCCAACCGTAGTTACTACGCCAGGAGCAGCAGCTAATGGCGCTGTGCCAGCACCCGACAACTCTCGCCCGCGAAACGTATACATATATAAAGCAATGCAAACTGGTTTAGACAGATACGACTTTAATAGTGGTAAAAAGGTTTTTACTCCAGATACTGGACCAAGTATCGAAGCAGTAGAGCCAACACCAACTACTGCACCTAACGCTAACGCAACAATAGGACCACAATAACATGGCAGGAAACGGCAACTACACAAGAACAACTAGCAGTAGTACATCTGGTTTTGCAGACAGAGGACCGTATGAAGCAATTGTAGTTAATAACCTTGACACAAAATATATGGGCGGCATGACTGTTGAACTATTACGATATACAAGCGCAGGTAGCACACCGGAGAAATCTGGACAGTTATTAAATGTAAAATACCTTTCTCCATTTTACGGAGTAACCCCAAGTTCTGCACTTACAGCAAATGAAGGTTACGAACACACACAAAAAAGTTACGGCATGTGGATGGTGCCGCCTGATGTAGGAACAAAAGTTCTTGTAATATTTGCAGAAGGCAATGCAAACTTTGGTTATTGGATTGGATGTATACCTGCAGAAAATATGAACTTTATGGTTCCTGACGGCCGAGCATCGACACAAAACACAACTGCAAATACCCCGCCAGGACTAAGAGGAAGAAAACTTCCAGTAGGCGAATATAACAAAGCAATAGAAACAGGTGCAAGAGTCGATCCGACACTATTTGCTAAACCGTACAACAAAGATTTTACAGAAACACTTGAAATACAAGGTTTGTTAAATGACGAATCCCGTGGCACAACTACAACTAGTTCAAGGCGAGAAATGCCTAGTATGGTATTTGGCATTAGTACTCCTGGTCCTAAAGATCGCAGAGACGGATCTCCAACAGCAGAGATCGGAACAGCAGGAAATAAGATAGCAGTTCCTTCTAACAGACTAGGCGGAAGTTCATTTACAATGGATGACGGTGACGAAAGATTTGTGCGCACAACACACGCAGAAGACGGTCCTCCGATTTATAAAAATAAAAGCGACAACGAAGCGGGCGGTGACAGCACTATCCCACAAAATGAATTACTGCGTTTTAGAACTAGAACTGGTCATCAAATATTAATGCACAACAGTGAAGACTTAATTTACATAGGAAATTCTAGAGGAACTACTTGGATAGAAATGTCCAGTGATGGTAAAATTGATATTCATGCACAAGATAGTGTTAGTATTATGACCGAGAACGATTTAAACATTACTGCTGAACGCGACATTAATATGGAAGCTGGTAGGAATGTTAATATTAGAGCTACAGGCAGAAACCAAGACGGCGAAGGCGAAACAGGCAGAGTTCAAATTGAATCTAAACAAGACTTTAATTTGCATGTTGGAGCAAATAGTAAAATTACAGTAGGTAAAAATCAGCACATAAAAGTAAAAGAATCGCAATATATTGACACAACAAAATCATTACATATACATTCAGGTAAAGACAACAGATTAACAGCCGCAGGATCGACACATATTACTAGTGCTAAAGAGCATAGAGAAACAGCAACGTATGTTCATATGAACGGACCAAAAGCAGCGCCATCAAATGTTGCTGAAGAAGTAACTCCTTTGACAACAAATACATTACCTCGTACTGAATCCGGCGGGCAAATAAGCTCCTACGAAAGTATATTAGCAAGATCCCCCCAACATGAGCCTTGGCCGCATCATGAAAACTTAGATCCGTTATCGTTTAAGAAAATTTACACAGATAGAGATTCACCTGGCGCACTTCCTAGTGCAGACCGTATTGTTACTCCAGACACGTTTGATAAAAATTTACAAGGCAGAAAATCGAGTGGATATGTACAAGGCAGCGGCGGCAATATTAGTACAGGAAATTCTAGTCGTCCAGGTGGTAGCGGACAAACACCTGTGCCTCCAGGAGACTATAACAGTGACTATGTGTTTGATGAAAATATAGGAGCATTAAGTGAAAAATACGAATCTCGAGGCAACCCTGCTATTATTGGATGGGATAGTACCGGTGGATGGAGTTACGGAAAATACCAACTAGCAGCAAATACAGGCGCACTAAATGAATTCCATAGTTGGTTAAAAAAGACACACCCTAACATTGAAAGTCAACTAAAGACCGCAGGCGGACCAGCAGGAGGAAGAGCAGGCAGTGCAGCATATAAAGAAGCTTGGTCTTTAGTAATGGGAACGGCTGCAGGAGGAGAAATACAAAGTCAGTATGCTGGAATACAATATTATGTTCCTGGCGCCAAACGAATCTTAAATGGATCTGGAGTTAATCTTGCACTCCGGTCTACGACAGTACGCCAAGCAGCATTTTCCACAACAATACAACATGGTGCTGGCGGAGCGTCAAAAGTTTTCCGAAATGCATTAGCTGGATTAGGATATACACCAGCTGATATAACTGCAACAGTGCCTACTGACGCAGCGTTAATTAGAGCAATATATTCTGAACGCCGAGCTAAACATGGTGGCAAATATTTCCCTAGCAGTAGTGAAGGTATCAGAAATAGTGTTGTTGACAGATTTCATAATGAAGAGGCAGATGCAATTAGAAGTTTAAACGAAGAAATTCTAATTGCACAAGCAAATCCTCCGACATCAGACCCAACAGATAATAGTGCAGGTACTAACACCGTAGCACCGCATCGTGGCGCTGTTTAATTAAGGTAAATATAGTATGAGCCAATTAGAAAAAAATCTTTATAAACGTGTTACCGTAAGCCAGCCTACTCAAACAGCAAACACTGGCAGAAAATACAGAGGATTTTCAACAGTTGCAGACGCTAAGAGCTTCAGTGTGTATGACTACGAGCTTATAAAGCAAGATTTAATTAACCATTTCCATATACGCCAAACTGAAAAATTAAGTGATCCTACATTTGGCACCATTATATGGGATATTCTATACGAGCCATTTACAGTTGACGTGCAAGAAGCAATTATCGAAGATGTTACTAAAATTATTAACTACGATCCTAGAATAAAGGCTGAAAATATTGTTATTGATACGTATGAGCAAGGCATACAAATTGATTGTACTATAACTGTACTTCCTTTTGGTATAACTGATGAATTGCGCTTCAAATTTGACAAAGACAACGGTCTACTCCAACAATAAAAATTAAATACACACATTATCATTTCAGGTAAATACATTAGTAAACAAGGAAAATGATATGTCTTCAAATGATAGACAGTCCAGGCTATTAGTAGCAGAGGACTGGAAACGAATTTACCAAAGCTTTAGGAACGCAGATTTCCAAAGCTACGATTTTGATAACCTAAGACGCACAATGATTAACTATTTGCGTCAAAACTATCCAGAAGACTTTAACGATTACATTGAATCGAGTGAATATCTTGCGCTAATTGATATGATTGCTTTCCTTGGGCAAAACTTATCATTCCGCATTGATTTAAACGCTCGTGAAAACTTTCTTGAAACAGCAGAACGTAGAGAAAGTGTATTACGTCTTGCACGTATGCTGTCTTACAATCCTAGACGTAATCAAGCAGCAAACGGTTTACTTAAATTTGACACTATTAAAACAACTGAAAATATTTTAGATAGCAATGGTTTAAACATGGCAGGTATTACTGTTAAGTGGAATGACCAAACTAACTCAAGTTATTTTGAACAGTTTGTTAAGATTATGAATTCGGCATTGCCGTTGTCTAACTCAATTGGTAATCCTTTAAAGTCTGCATTAATTGCAGATGTGCAAACACAAAAATATCGCTTAAATGCTACAAACACTGGGCAAGCAATTTACCCGTTTACTAAACGTGTTGAAGGGGTAAGCACACGTTTTGAAGTAGTAAGTACTGACATATCAGGCGAAAACGTGTTAGAGGAAGCGCCACTGCCTGGCAACAGTCCTGCATTTTTGTTTAGAGATGATGGACAAGGAGCTGGTAGTAATAACACTGGATTCTTTATGCATTTCCGTCAAGGTAAACTTGAGACAGGAAACTTTGCAGTAAGTAATCCAACTCCAAATCAAGCAGTACAAATTGATGCTGAAAATATTAACGACAGTGATGTATGGTTATTTGCATTAAATAGTGCAGGCTTTGAAAGCAGTGAGTGGACAAAAATTGACTCTACTGAAGGCAATAACGTTATCTATAATAGTTTGTTTAATAAAACTAGAGACGTATTTGCTGTAACAACACGCATTGGCGACAGAATTAATTTAAACTTTAGTGATGGTGTGTTTGGAAACTTAGCTACTGGCAACTTTAGATCGTATTACAGGACTAGCAATAATCTACGTAGTGTGATTACTCCTAGTGCAGTAGGAACAGTAAGCATTGATATTCCGTACCAGTCGAGAAACGGCTCAGCGCAAACACTTACAGTTGGTCTTAAATTAAATTACACAGTTAGTAACGGTACCGCATCAGAAACTAGTGCAGAAATTAAACAAAATGCACCAGCAACATATTATACACAAAACCGTTTAGTTACTGGCGAAGATTATAACATTGGTCCGTTAGCAATTAGCCAAGACATTATTAAAACTAAAAGTTCGAATAGAATTTCAAGTGGAATAAGTCGGTTCTTTGACTTAAAGGATGCAAGCGGCAAGTATTCAAATACTAGTTTGTTTGCAGATGACGGCATAATTTATAAAGAAGAATTTGCCGAAAAACAATCATTTACTTTTGCAACACAAACTGACATTGAAGGTATTATATATAATACTATTGAAAGCATATTAAGTAGTGCAACTGCACAGAACTTTTATCTAGCAAAATATCCAAAAATTATAGTAAGTGATCTTAACGCAACTTGGTCTCAATCTAGCACAAGTACAAATAGATCATTAGGTCTATTGCAAGATACTGATAGTAATGCATATACTGTAGGTACGTTTACTGCTAATAGTTTGCGATTATTAGAAGCAGGCTCGATGTTGAAGTTTGTTGCTCCTACTGGCAAGCACTTTATGCCCGACGGCACATTAATGGAAGACAGCAGTAGCGGAGACCATTTAGGAAAAACAACATACAAATGGTGTAAGTTAATTTCTGTAACAGGAGACGGCACAGTAATAGACGAAGATGGCATTGCTCCTATTTCAGTAAACGATGTTATACCGACAGGCGCAGTACTACAGCAAGTTATACCAAATTTTTCTAAAGTATTAATTAATGACATAAAGACACAATTAATTGACCAAACATTTGAATACAAGGATTTTGCACTACGTTACGATCAATATGTCAGACAGTGGAAACTAGTATTAGCACAAGACATTAACACACTTAATGCATTTGCTACTGGTAAAGCAGGCGACATAACAGGTGCTAATTTAGATTCAAGCTGGATGCTATACTTTAAAACAGACGGCGAAAAATATACAATTACATATCGAAATTTAAGATATGTAATGGAAAGCGCAGACGAAATTAGATTTTTCTTTGACGCTGCTGATAAGATTTATGATCCGTCAACAGGACAAATTGTTAGAGACAAAATTGATATATTAAATATTAACCGTAAGCCTGGACAATTAATTCCGTTCACATCAGACTATAACTGGACAATTACTGATGCATATAGAGATTCTGAAGGATACTTAGATAGTCGTAAAATTCAAGTTCAATTTATTGACCTTGATGATGACGGTGTAGTTGATGATCCTGATATTTTTGAGCAAATTGTCGGCGAAGAAGATACAACTATTCTTACAAAAGACAAATTAATATTCCAAAAGAAATACACCACAACTGACGGTGTAGAAGATTTTAAATATTTTGCAAACACAACTGCTGAAATTATTGTAGTACAAAACGAAGCAGCTATTGCTCCGTACAGTGCTAGAGTAGAAGGACAAATATTTTACTTAATTAACGAAGGTATTTTTAGGAAGCTTAATAAACTACTAAACAATACAGAAATTAATACAGACTATAAAGCATTCTTTGGCAGAGCAGATTTAAAGTTCCATTATGTACATGTTGCAGACAGTGGCTATAGAATTGATCCAAGTGCAAGTAACATTATTGATACTTATATTTTATCTAAAGCGTACGACATGCAAGTAAAGCAATATGTTGCTGGAACACTTTTAGTACAGCCTAAGCCTCCTAGTAATGATGAATTATTTAGAAGCTATGGCAGAGAAATAAACAAAATAAAAAGTTTAAGTGACGAAGTTATCTATCACCCTGCAAAGTATAAAATCTTATTTGGCGACAAAGCCCCAGCAGATCTGCAAGTTAAATTTAAGATTGTTAAAAATGCTGGTGTAGTTACCAATGACAACGAACTTAAATCAGACATTATTGAAGCTATTAATAAATTCTTTGATATTGAAAATTGGGACTTTGGAGAGACATTTTACTTCCAAGAACTTAGCGCCTATATTATAAACCAGCTGTCACCAAAACTGGTAAGTATACTAATAGTACCGCGCCAAACAACACAATCGTTTGGTAGTCTATTTGAAATAAAGAGTGAGCCAGATGAAATATTTGCAAGTGCAGCGAAGGTGAGTGATATCGAAACAATTGATCAATTAACAGCAACTAATTTACAAGCTAGCGGAACAGTAATTAACACTGTTGCAACTAGCATAACATCAGGAATATCAAGCAGTGCATCGACACCTGCAACAACGTTGTCACTAGGCGGCGGGCTAAACACAAATTCAAGTGGTTCGGGATCAAGTGGTTC